GCATCAATATCTGCATCTAGCTTATAATATTTATTCCCTTTAAATCCGTATAGATCTTTACCAGATTCAAGGAATAACTCAATCCCATTAATAATCCACCTACTCCATCCACCAGTTCTTTCATCAAAAACAAAAACATAGTCGATACCATCTGATAGATAATACTTATCTCTAAAGGCATATCCAATCAATCCTGTTACATCAGCAATATCATTAATCTCATCCTCAATATCTTCATCTATGGTAATAGTACTTATCGTATCAAAGTTAGTAGAACCTTCTTGTACCGTAACACCAGTAAAGGTCTTAATCCCTTCATCAGAATAAAAATAGATAACCTTATCAGCCTTAGCTATAGATAGCGGAGCTTTTACACCTGTTCTAGTATTAGTTCTCTTGGTCATCTGTGATTGAGTTATAATCGCACCTGTTAAAAGAAACAACGAATATTTTCTCATAATACAAAGCTGTGCATAGTTAACAACTAGCCCTACTATCTCATCCTCTGTGTTGTTATCTATAGGAATAACACCAGCTGTATCTGCTCCAGTATAAACAGTTGAGGCATCCCAGTCATCAGCATTTGCTTGTGGATACATTACCGTTGCAAATAACGTGTTTCCTTTTGAGATCCATATACGTTCATTATGCAGGACCATATATTTAAGCCCCACCTCTAATCCAGAGTCAGTGCCTATCCCAGTAAGATTATTACTTGTGTCAATATAATGAAGCACATTGCCATTTGTTTCTAATCCGTTTACCATCCATATGTTGTGTTTATAGACAATCATCGTAGCTTTAGCATCTTTATCAAAGTCTTGAGAATCAACTTCTACCCAATTAGGTGAATCATAGTACAACAATCTAGCAACAGTTCCGTTAGAAGCTAACACATATACCGTGTTATTAAATGAAACTGCTCCCAGTATATTTGTAGCATCAACACCGTTAACTTGAATATCGTTTCCTATCTGTAAAAATCCATTTATTGAAATTGCAGAACCTATCGGGTCAAACTTAACATTATCAGCGATAACAAGCTGGTTAGGTTTTATATCTATCGAATTGTCTTTTGTATTCAGTCCACCAGTAAAATCGTTAATCGTTAGTTTTTGCTGGTTCATCTAGCGTTATTCCTATAGGCTGGTTTACCAAACAACTTACCACCTTTGCCGTAATCACGTATCACATCAACCCTCGTATCACGTATTGCCTCGTAATAATCTTTATATGAATATGCAGCTTCCTCAAGGTCTCGTCTGCGTTTCCAATATCTCCACTCACAATACATCTTTAATAAATTCATATATTCAGGTGGAAGATCTATATAGTCAGAGTTATCTACAGGAGCAGAAGGTATCCTTACACCGTTAATTCTTAATGTTCCTGTGCTAGGCTGGCCATATACGAAAATATTGTTTCCTTCTCTGATATAATGAGTAATAGAGCCTGTATTACCTGTTAATCCTTCTTCATTAATAACACTTCTATTTGTATTCTTAACATATGTAATACTGTTTTCTTGTATATACTCTACACTTTTTATTTTCAGTAACCCAGCAGGTAAAGCATAGGATGTAGAACCATCACAAGCTACCTCGCAATACTCAGGAAGCAATCCTGTTTTCAACGAAATATCCTCAAGCCCAGCAATTATCCACCTGCCTATTTGCTCGTCTGTTATTACATCGGCTACGTCCTCATATATATTTATTCTTAAATCTGTTATAAATTGCTCTAATGTTAACGATTGATTTGTGAAATTTGTTACCCATGTTAAAACCATTATGTTCTCCTTTTTATTTAATTATAAAGGGAAAAACATCTTTATTGCAAATTGTTCATTAAATCTACTTTCTTAAGTAAAGCGTTTTTGTATGTTTCATACCATCTTTTACCCTGTCCCTCTATAGTCCATTTCTCCATAACAACGTTACGTGCCATGCCTCCTAACATTTTACGTTGTATTGGGTCTTTGATTAAATCCTCAAGGAAAATCTTTAATTGGGCGTAATCATTATAAAGGTATCCAGTCTTCATTGGTTTAATGCTTTTCTTATATGGCAAGACATTTGCAGCAACAGAAGGTATTCCATAATAGCTATATTCAAGCCATTTGATATTACTCTTCCCTCTGTTGAATACATTACTAACCAAAGGTATAAGCCCTATATCTATCTTCATACGTGAAAATAGATTATGAAAACATTCTGGCTTTACCCATGGAATAAACTCCCCATCAACTTGTTCGTATAGTTTTTGGAAGTTAGCACCAAAGAATTTAAAGTGTATATGATCGCCATATTTAGCTTTTATCTCCATAAGTGTAGGCATGATAAACCTTAAGTCCGAATAATGCGAATCTCCGCCTTGGTATGCAATGATAACCCTGTCATCCTTCCCTTTCTCGTTGATAGGCATAGCATCAGGATTGATAAGGTTCGGTAATACAACTATGTTTTTATTAAACAATGCGTATTGGTCTCCAAGCTCTTGAGTGGTAACTGTTATTATATCAGCAGCAACTATAGCTTTACATAACATCTCGATACGTTTCTTGTTACGTTTAAGGTCGAATCCATTTTTCCCATCAATGAATCCATTATCACTATTACTTGCCTTCACCTCTTTAACGCCAAAGTCTCTATATGCATTTATATTTGTTGGATGGATATTGAAATAATCATCATCAAACTCCATGACGATAAGCTGTGGGCATTTATTCTTTTTTATAAACTCTGCTATTTTGATTATATATTCCGCTAGGCTACCAAGCTTAAACACTATAACATCTGCCCAAACAATCATGTCAGATACTTGGACTAAGTCGTTAGGTGTTATTATCTCAACATCCGCAAGCCCTTCTTTTACTATCTGTTGCGCTGGCCAATTAACTCTGTAAAACTTACCAAATCCGCTAGAGTTAGTTACGTATAGTATTCTTAATTTACGTTCTTTTAAATTAAACTCGTCTTGAAATAATGGCATCTATTTATCTTTTTTTCGGAATACAAACACATATGAGCCAAACAGTTCGTCCTTTGTTGGATTCTTTGTTAACATGTCAGTAACCACGTAGTCCTTTAATAACTTTTTCTGCATCTTCTTCATGTATGTTGAATTGATACTTTCTATATGGCTTACTGATAAAGAAAATCTATCTGGTAGCTCTATATCAAAAACAAAACTTTCTCTATTAAAATGTTCCATCGTTATACCTCCTAAAAATTAGTTATCATTAAACATGGTACGTGATACTTTACCCATTCATCAATAAGAGTACTATCTGCCTGAACCTCATCGGGTAACGCCAGTTGCGCCATCAGCGGTATTGAATGTTTATGTTTCAGGTTTCTCCCTGCAGAATTTCCTTGTGTAAAATATGCCTCTTCTCTAGCTTCTTTAAGTATTTCAACAAAGCCTTCATCCTTCATAGCTTCTGCTACAAGTTCATTGGCGTGCATTATTTGTATATGGAATGGATTATCTGGCTTTAAATTATATCTATCAGGTAGTCGGTTACGTGCCATATTACAATAATAGTAGACTACTTTTTAAAAGTCAAGTAACGTGGATGGCCAATAGGGGTAGGGGAAGCCATCCACGTTAGCTATCTTAACTAGCTACTATTTTAGCACCATCTTTTTCAGTGTCGCAATGCAGTGATAACTCACCAACAATCGCCCATCTCTTAGAGTCAGCTGTTTTAGCTAATTCAAATTGAGAAAAAGATCTTAGATAAGCAACTTTCCAGCTATTAATGTTAACAGCTAGAATCGTTGAATCTGGAACATATCTGTTCAACACGATACTCATATTTCCAAAGTCTGAATCATAGTTGTTAATAACTAGGATTTGAGTCTTCTTCTCAGCATCGGTATTTCTAGTAACCTTTTGGCTCAACTTAGAGATACGTCTTTTCAGCTTACCACCAACAAATACGTGAGTTAAAGAACCACCGTTATCAAATGCTGTCTGAAACATATCATTGAACTTCTCTTCAAATGCTACTAAATCAGCTTCTGATTCACCAACCCAAGTATTACCAGTAATGTCTTCTGTAAGAGCATTAGTAGAAATCTTAGCAATAGCACCATCAAGTGTTCTGGCAGTACTATCATCTCCAGTAGCAACTGTTTGAGTAATCAAAGCTTTTTCAACATCAGTCGCAATCTCTTTGTGTGCTTTCGTTAACTGATATTTCATTTCTGATTTGATGTCGCCATATTTCATAACAACTTCTTGAGTACCAGAAACTTCAATAACTTTTCTGAAAATCTGTGTCCAGTTAGTCTCAACGCCTCTATCGTTAGTTACAGTATTCTCTAAAGAACCACCCTCAACTAAAGCATTGTCAGCGTTTGCTGCTGCGTTACTATCTGTAAGACTTTCAATCTTTCTTGATGTAGCCTTCTTATTCCCGATTAAGGAAAAGAATGGTGTCTCCGTTGGAGATACATTCGTAATTGAGCTTGTTACATCTCTCTCATTAAAATTTGTTCTATAGGTTAATCTTTCATTAGCCATTTTAATCCACTCGCTTTCTTTTTATGCAAGCATCATGTCCTCAACAATAGAGTCAACTATACCATCAACAGCTTCTGCCTTGTTGGTAGAGTTAGGATTCCTTAATGCAGCCTCATATTCAGCTAGCATATCAACCTCCTGCGCTTTCTTCCTTGCAGGTGTAGCATTTTCAGTAGATCCAAAGACTTTTTTAGGGTCTTGTACTATGTTCCCAGTACTACCACCCATCATACGGTGTACCAGCTCAAGAGATATTGTGTTTTCGTATAAGTCTTTCATTAATCCAGGCTTAGTTCTAATAAACTTTAACATTTCCTTAGAGTGATTAGCCCTATCCTTTTTCAACTCAAGATGGTTATCGTAAAACTCGTCATCCTTCTTCTTCAATTCAGCTTTAATCTTATCCTTTTTCAAGGCATTAACCTCAGCTTTCATTGCTTCTAACTCTTCGTCACGTTCACGTTCTCGCTTTTCTTCGTCAGTCAGGTATTCATCATCAGAGACTTCCTCCTCAGGTTCCGACTGCCTGTTCATTTGTTCGACAATTCCTTCTAACTTAGCAAATTTCTCTTGTAGCTTTTCATATCGAATCTTACCGTTAGGCATATCACCAAAGTCATCGTTTTCAGATTTATCTTCTGAACCTACACCAGCAGGCGATTCTTCTGTTGTTACAGCTTTCTCGTTCTCTCCAGCATCATCAGTTCCGACTGACTCCTGTTCTCCTAGTAACTCATCCATAAGCGTTGCTACATTCATTTCCTCAGACATATCATACTCCTTACTATTTTTTTACGTGGAATAGCCCACGCAGTATTAGTCTAATTTTACCTTTAACAAGTATTTCCTTGACGCTTTACCTGTTTCAATAAGATGATCTACCTCATCTATTAAAAACATTATACCATTTTTTTCTTTTACGCAAGCGAACACCTCGTTCGGGTCGTTTGATGTACGAATTTTATAGTTTAAACTTGCAACTCTGTCATCTACAATAGACTTCATATGCACGTATGACACGTGACTTTTTAAGTCAATCATCTCGTACATCATATTCTCAGCCGCCTGATGTGCCGCTAATGCTCGCTCGCTTATCTTCATCCTAACCCTCCTTTCGGTTTAGAATTCTGTGGCGAACTACTCATATTAGATCTATAAGTTTGTTTCAGTTCCCCATTAAGTCGTTTAACTTCACCGCCAAGTGATTTAATCTGCTCGTTAGATTGCTCAACAACCTGGTTGAGTTGGTCTATCTGTTGTTTCTGTTTGTTATAAAGACTTTCAGGATCTATATAGCTTTCCATATTATGAGGGCTAGCTTTTGCTATATCTTTAAGCACGGCCTCGTGGTCCAGCATACCCATAAACACATCATTAGAAGACGCTACTGAAATAAACTCCAGAATAGAGTCTCTCATATCACGTTCCTTTAAGTATTGGGAACCTCCATCAACACGAATGTTATACCTTCCAGTTATCTCTGAAACCTTCTGCATAAATATAGAACCATCATCTTCAATCTTAAGTGGTATCTCGTCATCAGAGAATTGCAGGATAAGGTTAAACACCTTCTGCAATGAAACTGAAATCATACGTCTTTCAAACTTACGTACGTATTTAGAGAATTGTGAACGTGTTTGGTCTTGCAGGATACCTAGTGCCTTACCTGATCTATCAGCTTGTGTACCAGTAGGTGAGCCAGCTGCAAGGCTAGTAGCACCAGCTACGTTATCGGCATAACTATTTAGTCGTGATATTTCAGCATTGATATGTGCCAGGTCAAACCTAGCCTCTATCTTCCTGATAGAATTAGGTTCTCTAACGTACAGTGGTTTATGAGGCGTATTATATATCTCTTCAATATCGCTATCATCAAGCCCTGAGCTTTTAAGCACCTCAAACGGAGCGTTAAGGCTGAACGATAAGCCATCAAGCGATTGGTTTTCCTTATCGTTAATCTCATAGTTAAGTCCACGTAACGGAGTGATAACGCCATCGGTAGCAAATTCACTAATCATGGTGTCATAATTACAGAACGTGAATGTTTTATCCTGTCCTATAAGTGGATTCTCTTGGAGACGCAACACTTCGTTCTGTTCTCCTATATCAATCCAGAACTGCTTACGTATTTTAACTCCAGTATCCTCATTCTCTACTGTGAATAATCCCTGGAATCTAAGTATCTCATAGTTACCATCTTTAGAACCATTAGCCATATCGCCTACTACTGTTTTCCCATCACCAACTTGCTCGTCCTGCCCAGCAGATAAACTTCCAGTAGGACTTTTCTTAAGTAGTCTCTTTACTGCAGATTTAGAATAGACACCAAGCTCTGCCATTTCTAGCAGTTTTTGTGCCGACATTTCATCTTTATAAATAACATCATACTTAGCAGGGTCATCTGCAAGTAGATTGCAATATACACGGTATATATCTCTAGCGATAATCTTTGGTCTATGAACTTCTGATTCTACTTTATATAACTCATATTTCTTTTCTGTTTGCGGTGTTCCATTGGCATCAACCATCTCATCACCCATGACGCTCATTACTGGAACATCTACAGCTCTACGTTCTATATTGTTATATATATCAATATCATAGACAACTTCTGATACGGTACATCCGTATATCTCATTCTGTTTATCTATCAGCTCAAATGAAGACACATAATCTTCTTGGTCGGAATAGAACTTTAGTGTTTTGAAGGCAGTATTAGCCATATCAATATCTGTCTTACCTACAGGGTCAATGCTGAAATAATCTTCTCTACTAAACAAAGCATTAGATGTTTCAGAGTTAACAACGTTTACTGCTCGTCTACCAACTGGCATAAACACTCTTGCTTGTCCTTCATAGTTATGGTCATCATCGTTACGTATGCACATGTATATACGATAGAGTTCATCCCATAGGTCAGTGATCTTGTAGGACACTCCGCCCTGAGTCAATTCTCTCTGTGATTCATATATATCAAATAAATCTAGTACAAACTTTTTTGCTTTCTCATCAATCTTGTCGCTGTTACCAGCTATATTTTTTGGTGTTATCTGTGGATTAAACAAGTATCTTTTATTTTTTGCCATTATTAGCTCCTTTGCTATTAGTATAAAACACTTTATTAAAAATAATCAACGAACACCTTTTCTTTTCCTAGAGGAGCTGAACGTAACCTTTGGTATTAATCCCATCTTATCAGCCCACTCAAAGGTATTAACCTCTGGTTCTTCCTTTAGTAGATGTTCTTTAAACTCATATTGCTTCTCGTAACTATCAGATACTACGTCCATAAAGTCATCGTGAGGAGGCAACTTTGTCGATGTGCATCGCAAAAATTCAAGTTCTATAAACGGTCGATACTCTTCCTGAAAGAACAGCTTCCCCTTCTTTAGAGGAGCGGTTAACGCTTTAAATCGTGCCATCTTAGTTGTCTTAGCCCTAGTCATTTCCTCTATATGGAAGTGCTTCTTACGTATGTCCATCTCACGTTCTAAATATTTCTTTAATGTTTTCTGGAACGCAACAGTCTCAACGGTAGCATAGTCTATATTCCAAATATCTATCAGTTTAAACATCTCGTCTATAATATCGAATATATCAGACGACCTAAACCTCATAATATCTAAGAAGTATATATTACCCTTAGAATCCATACCTGACACACCTAATACTGTATAGTCCGCACCTTCACGTTCAGAGATAGCAAAATCTGTAGCCAACATAGTCGTTACTAGATTACCACGTACTGACACACTGCCATTATCATGTTTAACTATATCTCGTTTACTAAACCATTCAAACCACTCTATATTAAAAACCATCTGCTGACCTGATACTGGATTGTTCTGATATTCTTGTGCGAACGTTTGAGGATCATTTTCTCGCAACGCTTTAAGTTCGTCTAATGGTTTCATTTCTGGCCATAAGGCACATTCTTTATTATTATCATCCAAGTATATGGCTTGGAACCAAAGCACCTTCCATTTAATATGGTCTCTATAGATATTAAGTGCAACATTCTTTAGCAGTGAATCCATATCCAAGATAGTACCTGTCATTATAAACCTACCGCTTTTTGATTTAATAGGTAAAATAGCTTCCTTAAACCACTTAGCTAGATGGAGCCTGTTCTCTTTATTACGTACACTTTCATCATCCTCAATATCATCAATGTATATAAGGTCTGGTCTACCCTTCTCGTTAACACCTCTTAATTTCTGTCCTGCGCCTTTGGCTGATACTTTGATATTAGTGGATGTCTCAAAGTCCGTTTCTGCCCATTTCTTTTTACTGGATAGGTCTCCAAACGTCTCTACTATGATAGGGTTCTCTACAAGCTGGTCTCTTATCCATCTCATATTCTGACCAGCCATATCCTCGGAAGAGCCTATGATGATTATGTATCTAGCTAATGTAAATAGTATTTGATGTAGGATATATAACCTTGAGGCGCTACTTTTTCCGTGTCCTCTGGGGCATACAACACATACTCTCTTAGCTTGCTGAAAAGCGTTATACATCTGGATATGAAACCAGGGAGTATCAACCTTATCTTGTAATATAGTATCTTCTTCATCATCTCTTATCTTTCCGAATACGTCATCTACGAACCGTTGGAAGTCGTATCTCCATATAATCTTGCGTTGTTCTATTTTAGCCTGCTTTATAGCATCTGCATACTTCTTCATATTAGCATTACTAACAGCTTCGTTATTAGCTTTATCATATAGCCTTTTCATTAGGTTATCTAGCTCATTAAAGGTATCCATTTCTTCTTGTGGAATTATATCTTGCCAGTTCTTGATCTGGAACGTGTCGTGCGGTATTCCAGCATCGTTACGTATCTTCATTACCTTCATTCTTTAAGTAACTTATCCATATGTCCTAATAACTGCTTAGAGTTCATATCACTAAGTTTAAGGGTTACATTAACTTTTGTTTTATTATAATGCTTAGGCTCAAGTATCATCTTCGCAAGGGCGTTAGCTTTAGCACTGCCACTATCTAACTGTTCCTCTACATGCCTAAAGGCTTTACTCTCTAGTCTTTTCTTTATAAGCTCTGGATCTTCAAACTCAAAAACATCAGGCTCTACAACGTTATATACTCGTGGTAATGGGTTTCTGGAATCAGCTTTTGATGTTACTGTTTTCTTTTTTGCCATAATCCTTAACCATCCTTCCCAACACCCTAGAAGCACTTAATCCTTTACTGTGACATTTCTCTAAAAATACATATCTTTCATTGGCATCATCTAATATTATAGTTGGCCTCCAATATCTCTTTTCGCACGGTTTCATATCTATAATGGTAGTAGACTATTTATTTCCTGTCAAATTTGACAATGTGAAGGTAGTCTACTACTATATATGTATGAGGACATGGGAAGAAATTTTATTAGAGGAGTTGTCAAATGAAAACATATTCATTATGGATACAGATACTTAGAGATGCAGGGATGATGGAATGAGATTACCTGAAAAGTTTAAAGCAGTAAGGGAGATATGGAAATGAATATAATCAAGCAAACGTGTATAGTTGAAAATGACAACTACGATATTAAGTACAAGATTAATTTTTGCACTAAGACTATGGCTATAGAGCCTTGGTCGTGGAACAGTAAAGGGTTTGTTTTTGAGGGTAACGCTAACGCTGATAGACTAGATAAGTGGCGTAGTATCGCAAACATGATAATAGAAGCATGCGACGAAATGGAGAGGGTGTTA